TCTGGCCTCAAAGCATACAAGCATACAGATGATTGGAGTCAGAGTGGTTTAGATACAGGTGACGATAGTTATTGGAAAAACAAAAATCTCAAAACTAACACTACCAAAGGATTGTTTGCTGGTGATCCGCGTAGAACAGCACTATACGCTACAGGCAATGCACATGAAACACGCTATGTAGAGTTTACACAAAACGGTCAACCTATTGTTTATTTTGACCAAAAAGATTTGCCAGCAATGCGTAGTCGTAAAACTTACTTAACTGTGTTTGATGCTAGCGATTTCAGACAATTACCAACAGGTGAATGGTTTAGTGAAAATCCTAGTAAGCCTATTAAACAAATGCCCATCGGTGATCCATTCAAATATATTGCTAGTCAAGGATGGATAGTCCGTGTTACTGATGATTTAGGTAAAGTATTCAAACAAGTAAAAAACATGCACAAAGCAGGTAAAATTGCTCATTATGGTGCAGAGGGTATGAATGAAAGTAAGCAAGGTGTGGCGGAAGGCATAGAACAAAAACCAGTAATCATCTACACAAATAATAGAGGTGCCACAATAGATGATGGCATAAAGAAAAGTTTGCCGGTGACTGAATTACCTGCAAATAAATTACAGATGTGGGAAAAGCATAAATCAATGAAAGATCCTAAAATTGCCAATTGGGTCACAAATAAACTTTTACCAGAATTAAAACAAAATGGTGTATTAAAGCCTTTGCTTGTGTGGAATAATGATGGTGAATTTTTTGTAATAGATGGAAATCATAGGTTTATAGCATATCAAGTGGCAGGCTACCAAGGCCGCGTTCCTGTACAAATAGTTCCTGACAATATGGTAAACATTTCTGACACATTGCCAGGTCAGCAAGGTGTGGCGGAAAACTTTGCCGATGGTAAAAATCCCGGACGTAAAGGTCTAGCCAAACGTTCAGGAGTCAACACCAAAGCGTCAGTGAGCAGTCTACGCAAGACAGCAAAGAACTCATCAGGTGAAAAGCAACGCATGGCCCACTGGCTGGCCAACATGAAAGCTGGAAGAGCAAAATGAGACTTAGAGAATTTATACTTAAAAAAGATGTAAGTGAAGAACTACGGGATTACGAGCCAAAACAAGTTCCTCATGTGACTCAAATAGTAGATGCACCAGATGCTTTTGCACCGGACACACAACAACTGTTGCATGACAAGTATGTATACAATAGACTAACCAAAGATGCCTTCTTAAAAATGAGAACTCGCCCTGATTTTAATTCTATGATTGAGATTGAACAAGTATTCAGCGAGCCTATGAAAAGTAAAGTAACTCTTGTGTTTGATAACAGTAACGACAAGGGATACTGGATAACTCCCGTAGAGTTTGATACAATTAGCAAAGAAATTGCGGCCGATCGACTACTAAGTAAAAACAAACGACCCGGCGGTGTGCCTATGGCGAAAGATCCTATGGCTACAGATAAGTTGCCCAACTCTATGCGACAAAGTCAACCGCCGATGCCTGGCAAAGAACAAGATCGTGCATATCGCGGTATTGGCGCAAATATGCCAACAGAATCCCTTGATGAAGATTGGAAATCAAATGCTGCCGCTGCTGCCATGGCGGGTACTATGGCTGTAGGAGCTCAAGGTAAGGCTCCTCAAATGGTTCAACAGATTGTCGAGCCCGGAGATACTGTCTACAGCATAGCAAGACAAAATAATTTAAACCCAGTCGACCTTCTTAAACTTAACAAGATGGATCGTAATACCAAGTTAGAAATAGGACAAAAAGTTCTAGTACCTGATTATTCTAAGCCTATTAGTAAAATGCCTGCTACTGTAAAACCTACAGTCAAACAAGAGCCAGCAAAAGCTACACAACCTGCACAGTCATTCAAAGATAAAATATCATCAATGATGCCAAAGTTTTCGAAAGATGATGAGGATGAAGGTGTTACATTATTAAGCAACAACAGCGATGCAGAGGCCGCACTACAAACTGCTGCCAAAGCTGCAGGACTCAAAGGTGTAGAATTAGCGCAGTTCATGGCACAGACCCGACATGAAAGTTGGGACTTTAGCAAGATGAAAGAAGTAGGCAACAAGAAAAAATTTGATCGATATGAAAAAAATCGTAGCCTAGCAAAGAATTTAGGTAATAAAGTCAAAGGCGACGGAGAACTATTTAAAGGTCGCGGTCCACTGCAACTCACAGGACGTGATAATTATACCAGGTCCAGTCAATACATATTTGGTGATGATAGACTGGTAAAGAATCCTGACCTAGTTAGTAATAGTTTAGAAATTGGTGCCAAAACTGCACTATGGTTCTGGAAGACTCAAGTCAGACCAAACGTTAGTAATTTTAATAATACCACCCAAGTTGTAAAAGCAATCAATGCCAACGAACCAGCAAAAGTTGTACAGGCTCGACACAACAAATTCAAAGAATACTTGGCGGTGTTATGACCTTAGTTTACATACACGGTGCAAGTGCTACAGGCGAAAGTTTTAACTACATTGGTGATCGTATTCCTGGAAAAAGTATTGTGGTCAATTACAACAGCGCAGATGGATTTGAACATAATCTTAAAGACATGCAGGCCGCACTAAAAGATATAGAAGACATATTCTTTGTTGCACACAGTCTAGGTGGAATATATGCTCTACATCTTGCTAATGCGTTACCTGATCAAGTTATAGGTGCCGTTACCTTAAGCACACCCTACGGTGGTGCAGAAACAGCAGATTATGCACAGTATTTTTTGCCGTTTAGCCGCTTACTACGTGATATAGGTCCTAGTAGTTGGCCCATGCGACAGGCAAGTAAGATAGAAGTACATCACCCTTGGACTAATATAGTCACTGTAAAAGGTGGCGCTGCTTGGATTCTAGGTGCAAACGATGGTATTGTCACCGTTAACAGTCAACGCCATCATGGGCATGACATGGAACTAATTGACGTAAATTACAACCACTACGAAGTAGTATTAAGCGAACAAGTTATTGACATTATCAAAGAACGAATAAATACGCATACGAGTCAAAAATATGAAAATACTTGATATTATTACAGAAAGCGGTGGGATGAAAAAGATCGATAAGACGCAAAAAGCGGCTATGAAAAATGCCACTACTTTCCCCTCGATGAATATGAGTTCTGGAAGTCAATATTTAGGATATCGCATGGCTATTGCACTTGCCGGTGCTCCAGATTTTCCCACTAAACAAGAAGCAGATAACTGGATAGGCGGTGACCCACTACTGGCTCCATACACTGATGAAGAAAACGACATGATCAATGCTGCGGCTAAACAAGTTGGTGGCGGCAAAAGACAAACCTGGAGTAACAATCGCAGTTTAGAAACTGCCGATGTTAACAAAACTAGCCCAGTGGCTAAACCTAAAAAGAACCAATACGGAGTTTAATATGAAAATTGCAGAAATACTCAGTGAAGAACAAATGGACGAAATCAGTCTAGGCAACTATCGTAAAAAAGCCACTATGAACAAGGCTATGAATCAAATTGATCAGTTTTATGGTAGGGATGATCCTGAAAAAGTATCTCGTGCTGAAAAGAACATTGCAAGGAGAGAAAAAGGCCTAGCTCGTGCAGATGTTCGATCAGAAAAACAAAGACAGGCCATGGCTAGTCAGAACGTCCCTGAACCAGTTGATACAGTAAAAATGCAGGCACGTCTAGATAAAATGAAAGAGCGTTTTAAACAACTAGGTGGAACTAGCTATCAGTATGCAGATAGAATGAGCGACGATGATCGTGAAGCAGAAAACCTACATCAGGCAATTCAAAGAATGGAACGTTCACTAGGTGAAAGTGCCACAGCAGGTGCTACCAGTAGTGCAAGTATTGGCACTGTAGATGCTCCACAACTAAGTCCAGGTAAAGCAAGAGGTAAGAAGAGCTACACTGGCACACCTGGTCATAGCGGCACAAAAGCACCACCACAACCCAAGGTTGTACAACCTAAAAACAGCGATGGTACTGCTAAAAACGGCCTAGATATGAAAGGCTCGAACTTATTCGGCGCACCTATCAAACGATAAATATACAATAACGGAGATTTATAATGGATTTACAACCTCATCCAGACGACCACGAAGCTAAGATGGCTCGCGCTGACCTATTTAAACTAGCACAGTATTCCTTTAAGCTGTTCAAAATGATTCACGAAGATATGGAATTAGAAGGCTGGGTGCAGGCTAAGATCACTAAATCAGCTGACTATATTGCATCAGTATACCACTATATGGAATACGAAATGAAGTTTAGCGAATACGGTGAAAAATTAGAACAATCTGATATGTATTCTAGTATGAGTGAAAGCCAGCAACGTGCGCTTACAAACATGTTAACTGAAGCTAAAGCAACTATGAAAAAGTTGACTGCTGCTCAGGCCAAGAAACTTAAAAAGAAAAATGGCAAGGTTGACGAAGCTGCTAAACCAGATTTTGCAGATCTTGATGACGACGGTGATGAAGAAGAGCCAATGAAGAAAGCGGCCAAGGATGCTAAGAAAGTTAAAGAAGGTTTTCCAACAGTTGACGATGCTAAGAAAGATCATGAAGAACGTGAGAAGTCTAAGGGCACAGGTAAGTTTGACAAGAAAGACACTGGAAAAGGTACACAGTATACACGCAAGTCTAGCACATTCACAGATGGTGGCGATGACAGCGATGTTAAGAAAGCTAAAAAGAAAGCCAAACAAACTGACGAAGGCGTGATGGACACTGTTAAGTCTGCTGCCAAAAAAGTAGGAAAAGCTGTTACTGGTGGTAGCGACGAAGATCAACGTAAAGATCTACAACGCAAAATGGGTGTTGCACAAACAGGTAAAAAGCCTGCACAAAAAGTTAAAGAAGCATCTAAGCCAGACTTCCTAGACATGGACAAAGATGGCGATAAGAAAGAGCCAATGAAAAAGGCTGTTGCTGACAAAAAGAAGAATCCATTTGCCAAAGTCAAAGAAGCTACTGCAAAATGCAATCACAGCGCCAAAGGTAAATCATGTCCAGTACACGGTCTAAAAGAATGTGGCAGTATGGCATACGAAGGACACAAAGGTTAATCTGCAATGGACATGAAAAAAATTCTACAGGCATTCGACGGAGCTTCTACAAAGCCTGTAGAAGGTTCCAATGACATGCAAAAATTTATTAGCCTAGTTTCTAAAGGAAAGAATCCTCAAACTGATCGTCAGATAGTTGCCGAACAAATGACTGGTCAAGAATACTCTAAACAACCACAAGTTAAAAAAGGCAATGGTCTAATTAAAAAGTATTTTGAAAGCGTTCAAAATGAATCGTCGCAAGCTCTAACAGAGCGTCGAGCAAAGATTAAAGAACAGGCTAGACGAATTGCACAGCGTATGCGTGAAGATGCTAAAGTATCTGCAATTGATCCAGCTAAGAAAACAATTACTTATACAGATGATCAAACAGGTATTTCAACTACAGTTCCACAGGCCATGGCCAAACCAGGCGAAGGTGGCCAAGTCATGGTTGACAAGAATCAAGTTAGTCAAGCTGCTGGTCAAGAACAACCTCCGGCTATTAAAGTTGGTGACATGATTAAGATGATGGACACTGAGTCTAGTAGTGCAGGTGTGCGTATGCACCGTGCTCTACAACGCGAAAAAGAAAAGCGTGAATTTAGTCAACGGTATGCCGAAAAGAATTTTCCAATAGGCAAGAAGCCTGAACCAATTAGACAGCCAGAAAAAGATCAAAGTTCAGTAGAAAGCTCGCGTAGATTAAGCATTGGCCAACAAATGGCGCAGGATGGCATTACATACAGTCCAGAAAAAGAAAATGAACTTATTGGCTTAATGGCTCAATACATGAAGAAAAATGGGATGAGTTCAAGAGAGATTCGATATCATCTAAGTTACGATGAGGACTATATCCCTGATCAACTAAGTGACTTGCCCAAGCAAGATGTAGCAGAGAGCGACAGTAGTGCCAAATATAAAGTAAGAAGCATTGGCAAGGACAAGAAAGGCGAATATTACATTAGTCCAAGTACAGGTGAAAAAGTATATAAGAAGGCTAAGGTTGGTGATCACGAAGTTCCGGGTAGTAAAGAAATAAAACCTAAAGTAGCGGAAGGCAATGAAGATCCGTCGTGGATGAACAATCTAAGGCTTAGAAAATAATGGATGAGCAACTGATTAAAGCCATGAAGATGGCACATGCAAATACATTTGCGTTCTATCTTAAAACACACGGATTTCATTGGAACGTTGAAGGTGAAAACTTTCCTCAGTATCATGCTTTCTTTGAAACAATATACCGTGAAGTATATGGTGTTATAGATAAATTTGCAGAAGAAATTCGTGCCCTAGGTTCATATGCTCCAGCAGGCCTAGGAAGATTAATGGAACTATCCGGCATTGAAGATCAACGAGAAGTAGTTGATGCTAGAACAATGCTAGAAATTTTATATCAAGATAATCAAACAGTGTTAGAAATCATTGGGCAGGCCTACGAACTAGCTGAAAATGCAGGAGCACATGGCCTAAGTAATTTTCTAGCCGAACGTCAAGATGCACATAAGAAACATGCCTGGATGATTAGAGCAACATTAAAGTAAAGGACACACTACCTTAGGACCTTATGGTTATTAAGTGTGGGGCGGCTGCTGCCCGTGGAAAGTGATTCGCTACATGGACCGCTGAGTGAGCAAGAATTTTAAGGGTTATTAAATGTCTACAATTTATAAAGATCTAGTTGAAAGTTTTGGATATACTCCAGTTGTGGAGGCTATTAGCCTTGATGCTATCATGGCTGCTGTTGGGCAAGAAAAAGACGAACAAAAACGTGCAGCCGCACTAAACGATATTGCATGGAAAGAAAAACTACCCGGTCTCTATGACCCGGTTAGTGGCAATTTTGTGCGTAAACAAAGTATGCCCGCAAGCAATCGAGGTGGACGATATGATATTGCTGCCACTGCCAGCAGCGGTGATGACAAAACATTAAGCGGTATGGGTCTAATTCCAAATAATGCTACTACCACTAGCCCACTTGGTAAGTTGGCAAATAAAGTAACTGGTAAAGATAGTGATGCATACGATAAAGATATTCGCACTGCCAGTCAGGCGGCTGCTGGAAACAAACCTCCATCACAGGCAGCACAACCTGGTCAGGTTACGGCAGCAGGTTCCGAGTTTGGCACTAAGGATGCATTTGATGCCAAGGCGGATGCTGATCTTCAAAATTTAGACATTGGGTTTGGTCCTGGAAAAATGACACCTGACGATAATAAACCGCTTGGAGATATAGACATTGGGTTTGGTACTAATCAATTTACCCCTGGCGATAATAAACCAGCTCCTAACAAACCTGTCATACCAGGTCAAGGTGGTGATATGGATGCTAAACGCAAGAAATACGCAGAATTATTGGCCAAGGCTAAAGGCGGTACACCTAGTCAAGCATCAGTTAGAAAGGTAGACAATGCCATTGATGCTAAAAGTACAACACCTGTTTCAAACACAAAATCAAGTAGTACCACCCTAGTTGCCGGTATTCCGGTTGTTCCTGGAAAACCATTAAATCCTGTCCAAGCGGGCGCTGCAAAAATGATGTTAGACATGGGTAATAAATTAAGTCCAGAGGTTCAAGCAGCCTATGATTTGGCCGTTAACAAAAAATAATTAAGGAATAATAATGAACTTTTATAAAGACCCGCTACTAGAAAAATTGAGATTAATTGAATCTCGAATCCTCGGCGAAGCACTATCAGATGATGAATTTGTAGAGTTACAAAGATTAAGAGCTGAACTAGCCGATGATGCAGAAGTATCTAAACTACACTCAGAAGTAGATGCAGTAGTTACAGCAAGGGCCGCCGAACTTGAAAAATCTGCAGACACACCAACAGATAATAAACCAACAGATAATAAACCAACAGTTGCATGGCCAACAACTCCAGATGAAATTGCCGCATTCCAGGCAGCACATCCTCCGTTAGTAGTAGATAAAAAGATTGGTCAAAAAACTATGGCAGCTTTGATAGCAGCCGGTGCAACACCTCCAGCAGGATTTAAGCCAGTGGGCAATAAAGTTAAACCAACAGAAAAACCACCAGGTATCGCTGCGCGACCAACACCCGGAGAGCCAAACACTATGAGTAGGACCGGCACTCCCCCAGAATTAGCTAAGATTGATCCAAGAGTAAATCCAGAATATTGGGTTAAAGGTACACGCTATAAATTTACCGGTATTGGAAACAATGGCACATGGGCTCCTAATTTTGAAAAGGGAGATTGGATTGGAACTCCACAAAATAAAAAATTATCTGCAGATAATTATTCGGGACCAGTCCCAGGAGCAGGCGCTCAACCTAGCAAGCCAACAGCAGTGGACAATAGTGGTAGCCTAGGCAGTGCTATGCCTGAAAGTATAGATAGAATACGACAATTATCCGGTCTATAAAAAAAGCACCCCTGGGGTGCTTTTTTATTAGTGCCAATTACCTTGATAGCAATGTCGCATCTCATGTCCTAGTGTATGCATATTTGGACGACGGCTAGTAACAATGGTACAACTGTTACCTTCCCAAAATGAACAAGCCTGTATTGAAAAACCAAAGCCTTGACCGCCGCGCCTGCGACTTTCTGCATCGCAGACCTTTTGCACATTGTCCACCGGTAACCAAGTAATGCTCATTGGTGCTTTTTGAACGTCACTTGTTGAAAACGATGCCAAAGGATCATCCCAATCTGCTGATGCCGAGCCTAAGTGTGCAATCAAAAAAAGTGTAAGAAACGTTTTTTTCATATCTGCCTCTGTGTGTTAATATGCTACAATTATAGCCTCAAAAGTGTAGATCGTCAATTCTTTTGGTTAACCAAAATGTAATACTTAAATACACTATGATTGAAATTTTAGACACCATTGACTCAAATTTACTCTATGAAGAATACAGTAAAATAGAACATCACATTGATTGGTATATAACAGGACAACAGGGTCGCCAAACTTGCATACAAACTAGACCCGATCAACCTTTGGGACTTGATGGATGTGGTAGTGTTGACCCAACGACTAGTATAACTTCTTATAACTATCTTAATCCATTAATAGAAAATACAGTTTGGGCAGAACTTATTAAAAAACATAAAATGTACAGAACTAGATTTTTATGGATTAATGAAAAATCATGTTACTCATTGCATAAGGATTCTAGTCCAAGAATACATATTCCCATTGTTACCAATCCGCAGGCACTGTTTTATTTTAGCAAATCAGGTTTCCAATATCTAGAACCAGATAAAGTACATTGGGTTAATACTAGAAACATGCATAGTTTTGTAAATTTCTCAGACGAAAAAAGATTACACCTAGTTGGTTGTGTAGAAGGTTGACAAATTAAAAGATAAGTTATATAATAGGTGAATAAGTTAGGAGACACTATGTCATCAAGAATGTACGGCCCAGAAGAAAAGGCAAAATTAGAAAGATTAATTACAGAAGGTTCCACTGTATTACGTGAAATTGAAGATCTTAGAGAAGGTCTTAAAGAAACAGTCAAAGCAGTAGCAGAAGAATTAGATATTAAACCCAGTATTATTAACAAAGCAATTACTATTGCACACAAAGATAATTGGAAAGACCACGAAGATGAGTGGAATGAAATTGAAATGATTTTAGGCGTAACTAAACGACTACCAGAATAAATGACTAGACTTGTAACTTTCGGTTGTTCTTATACTGTTGGGCATTTTCTCGACGACAATTATCAGTTGCCATCGGTGCCATCAGTTCCTAGTATATATGCGTGGCCCAATATATTAGCAAACATGTTAGGATACCAATGTGTCAATAATGCAGTTAATGGCTCTGGTAATTTAGAAATTCTCTGGAAAATACTCAACACTAAATTTGAATCAGGTGATATAGTATGTATTGGATGGAGTCACTTTATTAGAGATATAATTTTTGATCAAGAACTTGAAGTTAAACGTGTACACAGCGATGACGAAAATTTATCTAAACATTGGTTGTTAACACACACTGATCATGACATTAACATTAGAAACTGGTTACATATTCATCACGCTAATCAATATTTAAAAACACTGGGTATAAAAACATATCACAATCCCTGTGCATATGATATAGATATTAATGATTTACCAATAAATTTATCCATTAATAACTTTACCGGTGTAGGGTTTACACTTTTAGATCGAGGCCACGACGGTGCTCATCCTGGAATAAAAAGTCATGAAGAGTATGCAAAGAGCATATATAAATATATAACAAACGTAGGGTAAGCAGGGCCATAAACCGCACAACAGGTATTTGTGAGCCAGAAATCACATAAGGAAAAATATGAGCTATGTCGACGCATGGTTCGATCGTGAAAACGACATCATTAAGATTGTCGAACGGTCGGCCCAAGGTAAGAGAGAATTTAGAGATATACCAGTTAGATATACATTTTACTACGAAGACGCCCGTGGTAAATTTCAATCAATTTATGGCACACCTTTATCAAGGATTGTTTGCCGTAATTCAAAAGACTTCCGAAAAGAAATGGCCATACACTCTAATAAAAAGATGTATGAGGCAGATATCAATCCAATATTTGTTTGCCTAAGTGAGCACTACTTAAATCAAGACGCACCAAAACTAAACACTGCCTTTTTCGATATTGAGGTAGACTTTGATCCAGAACGTGGCTATGCAAGTCCAGACGATGCATTCATGCCAATTACTGCCATCGCTGTCTACCTACAATGGTTAGAAACTATGGTATGTTTAGCCATACCTCCAAAAGGTATGAGTATTGATACTGCCAAAGAACTTGTTAAAGATTTTCCTAATACACACATCTTTGACAACGAAGGTGACTTGTTAGACACATTCTTAAATCTAATACAAGATGCAGATGTTATCAGTGGTTGGAATAGCGAAGGTTTTGATATTCCATATACTACTAATCGTATTATCAAAGTACTCAGCAAAGACGATACTCGTAGACTTTGCTTGTTCAATCAATATCCACGCAAACGTGAATATGAAAAATATGGAAAACAGGCCATAACCTACGATATGATAGGGCGTGTACACTTAGATTATCTTGAACTATATCGCAAGTATACCTATGAAGAACGACACAGTTATAGGCTTGATGCCATTGCAGAATATGAGTTGGGCAAACGTAAAACACAATACGAAGGCACACTTGATCAACTGTACAATCAAGACTTTAAGACATTTGTTGAATATAATATCAATGACTGTAAACTGTTAGACGACCTTGACAAGAAATTAAAATTTTTAGATCTTGCCAACAAATTGGCACACGAGAACACTGTGCTATTACAAACAACTATGGGTGCTGTGGCTGTTACAGAACAGGCCATTATTAATGAGGCACATCGTAGAGGGTTCCAAGTTCCTAATCGTACTAAAATGGACGAGCGTGAAAGCAACGAAGGAGCAGCCGGGGCCTATGTTGCCTATCCCAAAGAAGGCTTACAAGATTGGATTGGATCTTTAGACATTAACAGTCTTTATCCCAGTGCCATTCGTGCGCTTAATATGGGGCCGGAGACTATCATAGGACAACTGCGTTCTACATACACAGATGATTACATAACAGAACAAACTACTCTTAAAAAGAAAACGTTTGCTGCCGCGTGGGAAGGTTTATTTGGCTCATTAGAATATGAAGCAGTAATGAAACAGGATCGTGGCTTTGATATTACCATTGACTGGGAATCAGGAGAAAATGATACTCTCAGTGCCGCAGAGATATACAAATTAATCTATGATAGTAACCAACCTTGGATGTTGAGTGCCAATGGTACTATCTTTACATGGGAAAGAGAAGGAATTATTCCCGGACTATTAAAACGCTGGTATGCAGAACGTAAAGAGATGCAGGCCAAATTAAAGGAGAGCAAAGATGCAGGCAATAACATTGAAGAGGAATATTGGGATAAACGACAGCTAGTTAAGAAGATTAATCTCAACTCTCTTTACGGTGCGATTCTTAATCCTGGCTGTCGCTTTTTTGATAAGCGTATCGGGCAATCTACCACTCTTACTGGGAGACAGGTGGCCAAACATATGGCCGGAAAAGTCAATGAGATCATCACTGGAGAGTTTAACCACATCGGCAAGGCAATCATATACGGTGACACAGATTCTTGTTATTTCTCAGCATATAAGACCTTAAAGAAAGAAATTGATAGTGGCACTATTCCTTGGACTAAAGAAACTGTAGTTCAGCTATACGATCAAATTGGAGAAGAAGTAAACAATACTTTCTCACAATTCATGCTTGATGCGTTTCATTGTCCAAAGACACGCGGTGAAGTTATCAAAGCAGGACGTGAAATTGTTGCAAGTAAAGGTCTATTCATTACTAAGAAACGTTATGCTGTATTATATTATGATAAAGAAGGCAAACGTAGTGATGTAGATGGCAAGCCAGGTAAGATCAAGGCCATGGGTTTAGATTTAAAAAGATCCGATACTCCAGAATTTATTCAAGACTTTTTAAGTGATGTATTGGAGAAAGTTTTAACTGGCGCCACAGAAAAAGATGTATTAGATCACATTACTGAATTTCGAGGACGTTTTAAAGCGCGGCCAGGTTGGGAAAAAGGTAGCCCTAAACGTGCCAATAATATTACTGAGTATCAGGCCAAAGAGGCCAAAGCAGGTAAGGCCAATATGCCCGGGCATGTACGTGCCAGCATTAACTGGAATACACTCAAACGCATGATGGGCGACAAGTACAGTATGGGTATTACCGACGGTGCTAAGGTCATTGTTTGTAAAATCAAAGACAATCCCATGGGCTTTACCAGTGTTGCTTACCCTGTAGACGAACTACGTTTGCCCCAGTGGTTTAAAGATTTACCATTTAACGATGCAGAAATGGAACAAACTATTATTGATAACAAATTAGATAACTTAATTGGTGTACTAGAATGGGATATACGTAGTACAGAAGAAAAGAACACATTCAATAGTCTATTTGAGTTTTAATATGCTGCCGTTAAATGTAGAATTAGATCACGATTACTCTGTACTAGAAGTAGGAGGCAATAAACAAGGCATTGTCATTGCCTACGAATGGTGCGTTGACACATTTGGTCCTCCAGGTAATCGTTGGTTTTTTAGAAATAATCAATTTTATTTTAAAAATAATAAAGATTATATGTGGTTTGAATTAAGGTGGTAATATGAAGATAATAATTGCAGGATATGGATATGTGGGTAAAGCAGTACACAATGCTTTTAAAGATCAACACGAGCTAGTTATCGTTGATCCTGCCTACACAGACGACGAAATTAAAAATCATTACGGTGATGCAGACGGTGTTATTATTTGTGTTGGTACACCTTCTACAGATACAGGCACTTGCAACGGCATGAACGTGTTAGATGTAATAGATCAAACACCCGTACATATTCCTATAATGGTTAAAAGCACTGTTAGTCCGGATATTGTAGAAATTCTAGAAGAAAGATATACTCAACACAGTATAGTAATAAGCCCAGAATTTTTAAGAGCTAGAACAAGTGTAGAAGATTTTGCCAATCAAAAATATGTTATCATAGGCGGCGACGATCCTGAATATTTTTGGCAAGAGCTTTTTACCGAAACATTATCTAATTGCAAAATAGCATTTAAATGCTCGATGAAAGAAGCATCTATTATCAAATATGCTACAAATAGTTTTCTAGCATTAAAAACATCATTCTTTAATCAGTTGTATGATGTTTGCCAATCAAGTGGTACCGATTTTGACATTGTTCGACATGTAGTATCACATGATCAACGTATTGGTTCGGATCACTCGATGGTTCCAGGACCAGACGGAGAAAGAGGATGGGGTGGCCATTGTTTCCCCAAAGATACACTTGCCTACACACTGTGGGCAAAATCAATTAATGCAGAACAAAGCATTATTGAAACTGCCATAGAATACAATAATATGGTAAGAAAAATCATTGACAAAACGTAATTTTCTAAATATAATAGCACAAGGAGACATTTATGAAAGATATTTTACAAGACATCGTAGCACACACATACCAATTAGGAATTATTTCATTGGTAAAGATTACTGGTACTAACGGTGACACACTAGTTGAAGCAATGGCCGAAGATAGGTCAGTTATTGTATCTGCTAAAACAGCAACCCCAGTTAGCGAGTTCGATGGCGTTTTTGGTATGCCAAACTTAGACAAACTTAAATTCTTCCTTAGCTGTGAAGAATATAAAGAGAACGCTAAGATCGAAGTAGTTGAAGCAACAAGAAACGGAGAAGTAGTTCCAACAGGTTTACATTTTGAAAATCAAACATGTGACTTTCAAAATGACTATCGTTTTATGAACACAGAAATTATTAATGAAAAACTTAAATCAGTTAAGTTTAAAGGTACCACATGGGATGCTGAGTTTGAGCCAAGTGTAACTTCTATTATGAGATTAAAGTATCAATCTCAAGCTCACAATGACCAGCCTACTTTTCAAGTTAGCACAGAAAAAGATAACTTAATCTTTAGTTTTGGTGATGCTAGCACACACGCAGGTAGTTTTGTTTTTCAATCTAATATTAGTGCTAAACTAAAACATAAATGGACTTGGCCGGTTAGTCAAGTTATGAGTATCCTTGCACTTAGCGGTAATAAGACTATGAAGATAAGTGATGCCGGTGCCATGATGATCACTGTAGATAGTGGCATGGCAACATATGACTATATCTTGCCAGCAATGAGCAAATAATCATGGAAACAAAACAACGTACTATAGCAAGAATGGTATCTTATCGTTTGACAGCGTGGTTATTTACAATATTCTGGACTTACTTGTTCACAGGTAATCTAGGCAGTGCCACAGGCTTTGCCACTATATTACATGTATTGTTGAGTGTAGACTATTATATTCATGAAAGAATTTGGTTAAAAATTAAATGGGGTAGAACAGATGGGGACGTCGATGCCAAGTAGAGAAAAAGATCAAGCAGATTTTGATTTAGAAACATTTGTAGATTTGTTTGATACAGCAATGTCATCAGACAATCCTGCTGTGCAACGTGCATTAAAAAATCTGCTAATGATTGCAGCCATTGTTAGTGCCGAAGATGCAGAAACAGGTATGCGTCAAGGTCCTTTGCGTAGATTAATAGAAGATCAAAAAAATATCTTAAGTAGACTTAGCCGAATTGAGAATGAGAAATACGCAAAGGTATCGGATTTTCCTCCTACTAATATTGTAAATGTGCCGCTAGGTCCTTACTATCCGCCAAAGCCGATAAGTACTACCTGGCCTAGTAAACAGCAAGGATTCGGAGCTGTTCCGCCGCCAAATACTATGTGGGTGGCTACTAATACTACTGAACTCTTAAACAAATTAGAAACTAAATGAATAAAAACCTAACAGCAACACAAAGTGACTACGCATACTTTCTGCCAGCAACGTCAGGATTTTATAGTACGTTCATAGGTAAACAACGATATGGAAACTATGTGGATCCTGCACGTCTTCCTGCTAGTTTTACCAATGGTGTTGAAGGATTGAATTATCTTAATCCGGATAAAGGCATGTTTTATTATCATCACTGCTTATATTCAGCAGGACATGCTAATTTAGATCTTACTAAACCAGATGAAACTGAAGACATGTTTCGCAACAGAGATCGTACAACTAGTTGGGTGTTAGGTGATTCTGGTGGATTCCAAATTGGTAAAGGTGTATGGGAAGGCGAGTGGAATGATCCAACTGGCCCAGTAGTTGCACAACGTATGGCTGAAGCTGTAGCCAAAGGTATTGAACTTGTTGCACAACTAGATGCCACAGGCAATCCTAAATTAGACAAGCATGGTAATCCAAAGATGACTAAGATTGATCATCCTAAACTTTATCAAGCACAGTTAGATGCCTCGCAGAAAAAACGTGAACAAGTATTAACTTGGATGGACGCACTTATGGACTATGGTATGGTGCTTGATATTCCAGCGTGGGTTGGTCGTAGTCCAGTCGGTGCTAAAAATAGCGGTGTTGGAGATTATGATCAAGCAGTTGCGGCTACAAAATACAACAACGAATATTTCATCAAACATCGCACAGGTGCTTGTAAATTTTTAAATGTACTGCAAGGTGAGCATCACGGGCAAGCAGATGATTGGTATCAGAAAATGAAAGATTTCTGTGATCCTAATGTCTACGGAAATAAAGCATTTAACGGATGGGCAATGGGTGGACAGAATATGTGTGATATCCATCTTGTACTACGTAGATTAGTTGCATTACGTTTTGACGGACTCCTTGAAAAGGGTCAGCAAGACTGGATGCACTTCTTGGGCACCTCTAAATTAGAGTGGGCAGTTCTTTTAACCGATATTCAACGTGCTGTAAGGAAATACCATAATGAAAACTTTACCATATCTTTTGACTGCGCCTCACCGTTTCTGGCAACAGCAAACGGACAGATCTATATCCAAACAGAAACAGAAGACCGCACTAAGTGGGTTTATAGGATGCAAGGCGGTGCAGACAACAAAAAATACGCCACTGACACACGTCTCTTCAAAGATGCTGTAGTACAAGATGGTATTTTTGAAGGATTTGAATCTAGTCCAGTTATGGATCAAGTTCAAATGAAGGACATTTGTATCTATGGTCCAGGAGATGTAAACAAAAATGGCAAAGAAGGTAAGACCAGTTGGGATAGTTTTAGCTATGCTATCATGATGGGGCATAATGTTTGGATGCACTTAAATGCAGTTCAAGAAGCCAATCGCCAATATGATTTGGGCAAATTACCTTCAATGTTAGTTGACGAACAGTTTGATAGAGTGTATTATAAGGACATAGTAGAAGCTATTTTTGCAACAGATGACAGAGATACAGCAGAAGCAATCATTGAACACTATAGTAGGTACTGGGATACTATCATTGGTACTAGGGGTAATACTGGTAAAAGAATTATCAACCCAAATACCAAGGCAGATGAGTTTGGTATACCAACTATAGATTTAAGTGATCTTAAAGTTGTTAAAAAAGAAGAACCTGTAACTAACACTTTTGAAGATTTATTTGAATGACATTACCAGACGAAAGATATCGAGCTGTAGTACAGACTCAAAAGTTTTTAGCTGAGATTCTTATTACTCCTCGAGTTCCTAAAGCAATTAAAGACCAAGCAAGAGCATATTTGCGTCATTATCCTAACGAATACGATATGCGTAAGACAGCGCAAACAAGTCCAGATATTTTCGCTGTACAAATGGAACCAGTTACTAGACTCTTTAAACAATACGAACAATCAAAGGCAGAAAAAAATGAATCGTGATTATGCAGACGGCGAAACTTCCAATGTAGACTTCTTTAAAGGCATCGAAGTTGAACACACACCAGCATTTGGCAAGAAAACATTATTTGTAGTCGGTGTGC